TGAGACAGTAGAATCTGTATCTAAAGCACCTGCTTCAGATGAAGATGATGATACACTATCATACTTTGCTAAATTAGCAGAATCGTGATATAATCATATTTTCTAGTTTTTATAAGACCCCTTCGGGGGTCTTTTTTATTGCACTAAATTATTATTTTCTGTTGATATAAGAGTTTCTGAAATATATTGAGTATTTCTATCATACTTCATGATTCTTTTGAAATCATTTACAAACATCTGAACAAATTCTCTTTTTAGAGGTCTTATCTTTCGTTTTTCTTCATTCTTTAAAGTTTCATATTCATAGTTAGATATTCCAACTACAGGTGAGATTGTTTCTCCTGTATAAGATGTTCTCATTCCTCCATTTTCAGAGTACCAACTATTAGCAGACCCACCAAATCTAGCAGCAGGACCATCAATTTTAAAAGGTCTACCACCAGCTACATCATGTTCTACTATTTGACCTGCTGGTAATATTAATCTATCATCTTGATCTCTTATTTCTAGAGTTTCATAATGATGAATTGCATTTAATCCTGCAAGACCATATTTGTCTTCAGCATATTCATATACCTCTTTATTTGATAGTGGCCACTCATCTCTGATATTGGTTATACCACAAGAGATAATAACAATATAATCTAATTCTGGATCTCCGTAGATATCTTCAGCAACAGTATCAGGTCTAGCACCATCAGCAACTAGAAATACGTTAAAAACTGTTGTTTCTTTAGTTAACCAATCTAATATCTTATTCTTGCGAAATAGATTTTTTATTAGAACATAATCGGTTGATGATTTTTTATCTAATAATGGTGATGGATACCTTGCATTAGGTAAATGTTTTAAATAAGCCATTAGTATCCAACCCCTCCAGGTACTTTTTTGTAATCTTCTTCGTATATTGGATTTGTTTCTTTAAATGACATACCAACTTTCATATGAACTGGAGTTGATTCATCTCCTCCAGCACCGTAAGAAGCATAAGTTCCTGCACCAGTATAGTTAACTGAGAATGATGTTAATGCACAAGGTTTAAATGAATTTAAGAACGGGTGTTTTTTCCCACCACTTCTATATTCTAGTAAAAATAAATCTGGTGAATTTATAAGAGCACCACCAGCACCAGTTTCTTCACCCTTTTTAGGAGCCATTGCCATTTTTAATGATCTAATGATTGTCATTGCTCTTTTACCCTCATCAGCACTTCTGGGTGTAAATGTAAAGTCAAATTTAAATTCTCTTAGGTTAACACCATCAAATAATAATTCTTTATTTTCATTTAGTATCTTCCCCATTCCTCTTGACATTACACTATTGGGTGTAACATTACCACCAAATTGATTAACTGCAAGACCAGCTAGAGATGATCTGATAGCACCTTGCATTTCTTCAGTACCACCAATTTCTGAAAGGTCTGCACCTTTAACTAAATTATCTAATATTTTTTGAATATTACCTATAGTATCTATTGGTTGTGACATAAGACCTGTAGCTAAATCTAAACCTGCTAAGGTGAATAGATTCATAGAATTACCAGACCAGATGCAAGAATTACCATCATTAACTTGTTTTGGTATTGGTAGTTCTACATAAAATTTTGTCTTCTTCTTCATCTCATCTGTACGGGCATCCATGCCAGTATTAGTCATTCTGAAAGTCTTGCCATCAAATAGGTTTATTCCTTTACCTTTACTATTATCAATGCTACCATCTTCTTTAGTTGCTAAACCTACTAATTTCCCATCTTCATCTTTTGCACCAATATCATTTGTCAATTGACCTTGTGTCTTTTGATTCAACTTAACGTAAAGTCCCTCTCCTTCAGCAGGTGGGAGGTATTTTACACATTGTATTAAAAAAGTATCTTCACTCTTTGGATTAGTCGCTCTAGCTAATGGATAACTAAGAAAAAAATTTTTATTTGATTTAAATCCGCCAACTTCGGGTGGTTTAGGTTCTCCAGTTTCATACTGACGAGATCCATCTACTCCTGAATATATTCCGTTACCTGGTATATTCGCCATTTATCGACCTATTTAAGTACTATCAGCTATTTATACGGAATCTTGCGAAAGGAATACCATCAAGGTCAGATAGTTCATCATTAGATATTTCATATAGACCACCAGGTACTTCATTCCAAGTATAATTTCTATGATCGTTCCAATGAAAGTTAATTCCTTTGAATCCCCATTCATATACTCCAGTTACACCGACTAGAGGATTTTGGTCATATCTTATATTAGGGGTTTTTGGATTATATACAAAGACATAGAACTTTCCTACTTCAGGTGTTTTACCACCTTCTTGTAAGACACCCATAATTTCCATCATTAAATCATCAGCATCTTCCGTGCCGATTAAGTTATCACGTATGTCTTTAACTCTACTCATTTAATTCCTAGTTCTTTTTCGGTAATCACTTTGAACTCCCATTGCCTATCAGCACAATATTCTCTTGCTTCCTTCCATTTTGTTTGATTTGTAGCATATGTGTATGCTTCTTTTATATACCGTGGTGTTTGACGTTTTGGTTTTTTAGGTGGACTGCATTGTTTTAATGGTTTGACTTCAATAACATATTTTTTTATTCTACCGTCAGTTTCTTTTACCTTCATATAGAAGTCTGGAAAGTATCTGTGTTGACGATTATCAACTGGAGATATGTAAGGTATTACAATTTCTTCACTTGCCCATTCTAATACATTTGCATTCTTATCACAGTAAACCATAAATTTCCTTTCCCACAATGATCTAAAAGTTATATTTGTAGGATCACCTTTATACTTGTGAGGAAAAGTTGGATAATACTTTCCTTTATAAGCCATCTAAATAGAAATGATATAATACATTTATTTAGAGTGTCAAGACCAAGACCAAAGAAAATATCTCAAATATTACCTAAGTTCCAGAATGTTGCTCAAACTTCTCATTACTTAGTTCAGTTTGGTCTTCCGAGTTCTGGTAGACTGCGAAGACATTTACAAACTAGAGGTATAGATTCTAGATTCCATTCAGAGGATATAGGATTACTTTGTAATGCTGCTGTTTTACCTGGATCTAGTTTTGCTACAGAGGTGGTTAATGGTGAATATCAAGGTGTAACTGAAACAGTACCTCATACTAGGAATTTTACAAGAATTAAGTTAGAGTTTTATGTTGATAATGAATATAAATCTCTTAAGTTCTTAGAACATTGGATGGAGTTTATTACTGGGGCATCACTGACAAGTCCAATGGAAACTGCATATAATTTTAGATTAAACTATCCAGAACATTATAGATCACAGTCAACAAAAATTATAAAATTTGAAAAAAATTATAGACAAACTCTTGAATATAATTTTAGAGGTTTATTTCCCGTTGCATTGGATTCTGTTAGGGTGCAGTATCAAAATTCAACTGTTCTAAAAGCATCTTGTTCCTTTGCCTATGAAAGATATATTTGTGGAAAGGCAAGTTCTTTCGCTAAAGATCAAGGAAGTGATCAGAATAAAAAATCTATCGATTCTCATAAATTTAATCCTGGTAAATCTGCTAGTATTTTAAATCCAGGTGTTGCTGGTAATGATCAGAGATTACAAGAATTAAAAGATCCTAACGTATTTAATACTAGATCTAATCTACCTGCTAGTGCTTACTTTTCTGCTGATCCTAATATAGGAAATCTTGTTAGTGAAGGGTATTACGGAGGATAAACTAAACTTTAAATTACCCCTATAAATAAAAATACTTGAACTGAGCTTATTATGCCTTTACCAAAGATTTCGACTCCTTCTTATGAGTTAGTTATTCCTTCTAATAAGAAGAAAATTAAATTTAGACCTTTTTTAGTTAAAGAAGAAAAGGTTTTGATTATTGCTATGGAGAGTCAGGATAACAAACAAATAGCAAATGCTATTAAAGATGTTCTTTCTGCTTGTATTTTGACTAGAGGTGTTAAAATTAATGATCTCTCTACATTTGATATTGAATATCTCTTCCTTAACATTCGTGGTAAGTCTGTTGGAGAAGAAGTTGAAGTTATGGTTACTTGTCCTGATGATGGGGAAACCCAAGTTCCTACAGTCATTAATTTAGATGATATAAAGGTTCAGGTAAATGATAAACATAGTCAGGATATTGTATTAGATGGTGAGTATACTTTGAGAATGAAATATCCATCAATGGAAGAGTTTATTAAAACTAATTTCTCTTCTGATGGTGAAGTGGCTGTTGATGATACATTTAAATTGATTGCATCTTGTGTGGAGCAAGTTTATTCTGAAGAAGAATCTTGGGCTGGTGCTGATTGTACAAAGAAAGAATTGTCTGATTTTGTAGAATCTCTTAATTCAAAACAGTTTAAAGATATTGAAAGATTCTTTGATACTATGCCTAAATTGTCACATACCGTTAAGGTGACTAATCCAAAAACAAAAAAGGAAAATGAAGTTGTGTTGGAGGGTTTGCAGAGTTTTTTCGTATAAGTATGGCTCATGAAGATCTTGAGTCATACTATAAGATTAATTTTGCATTGATGCAACACCATAAATATAGCTTAACAGAGTTAGAAAATATGATGCCGTGGGAGAGAGAAATCTATCTCGCTCTTTTACAGCAATACATTGAAGAAGAAAACTTAAAGCAGCAACAAAATGGCTGAGATAAATTCACCAATATCAGGAGGGATACGTGCAGTAAGACGTAACGTTTCTTCTAACATCTTTACGGGTGGTGGTGTCATAAAACAGAAGCAAGACTCTGTAGCATCTAATGCGACTTTTAGAAATTCTGTATTGTTGGGAAATATTTCTAAGCAAGTTGATAATGTAAGTGCTCAAACTGGTATATTAAATAAGGCGTTACAAGTAATATCAGCAAATTTAGCAACTAGTTCTGCTTTAGATAGGAAAAGACAAGAAGCAAATGCTAGGAGAGAGCAACAGTTAATAGAAGGTGGATTAAGGGACGGAAAAGAAAGAGCGATAGAAAATAATATTCAAAAAGCTCTTATGGCTCCTATTAAGAAAATAGGTGCTAAAGTTCAATTAGGATTGGGTAAATTAGTTAATGTGTTCTTTATATTAACTGGTGGTTGGTTAATAAACAAAACTATTGATATGCTTAGAGCTCTAAGTGGTGATAATCAAGAAAAGTTTGTAAAGATAAGGAATGATTTAATAAAAGGATTGTTAATTATAACTGGAACAGTTGCACTCTTTACTGCGGCTTTTGGTGGATTAGGTCTAGGTCTAGGTAAACTTGGAATAGCATTAGCGACAGTTGCCCTTGGGGGTATGCTTGGAAATCCGTTAATGAAGTTGAAAAATGCCATATTTGGAACGGCTAATAAAGCAAAGGATATGGTTGGTGGTGCTGCTCCTTCTACAACGGGCGGTTCTAAATCTACGACAACAACACCTGGTAAAGGAAATACTAAGAGTGGAATTAAACCTAAAGGTGGTGGATTAGCTGCTCCTAGTAAGTTTTCATTATTCATTACTACTATGTTCGGAGCAAAGAACGTATTAGAAGGAAAACCATTTCAATATGAAGTTGTAGATCAAGGATTGGGGTATGGTGCGGCTAGTGTTGGTGGTATGCTTGGTAGTAAAGTTCCTGGACCTGCTTGGTTTAAGGCACTAGCAGGTGTAGTTACTAGTATAATTTTCTTTAATGAAGGTTACAAATTTAGGGGTGGAGCTCAAGATGCAATAGGCGAAAAGAAATTAACAGAACTTCAGGAAGATTTGGAATCAGGTGGTATTTCGCCTGGAATGATGAGTCCTATAACGGATGAAGATTTACTTTATGATCTTGTAGATCAGAGACCACGAAGAGAAGATTTTAAGATAGGTGGAAGTGGAACACGGGAATATAAGAGAGCTTTAGAAGAATTTGAAGCAGCTAATGGTGCTAGGATATTAGAATTAAAGGGTAGAGTTGACGCACAGAAA